GAAACCGTGTTCCCGCCGATGGACTATATCGTTGCGTCATTGGACACCGCCTACACCGAAAAAACCGAGAACGATTACAGCGCGCTGAGCGTGTGGGGCGTATTCGCCGGATCCTCGGCGCAGCCCGCGACGCGATTTGCGGCAGGCGGGCGGCTGATCGACCAGGGCGAGGCGGTCGAACGGTTTAACACCGCGATGATGGTGCGGACCAAAACCACGGCGGAAGGCGGGGAACTGCCATCCGTGATGCTCATGAACGCTTGGCAGGAGCGGTTGACGCTGCACCCGCTGGTGGAGCGTGTGGCCAAGACGTGCCGCGAACTCAAAGTGGATGTGTTGCTGGTGGAAGACAAGGCGGCGGGGCACTCCGTAGCGCAGGAGTTGCGCCGGCTGTTTTCCCACGAGGGGTGGGCCGTTCGCCTTGTATCGACCGGCCGCGTCGACAAGATGGCGCGATTGATATCGATATCGCACCTGTTCGAGGAAGGCATGATTTTTGCGCCCGACAAGACGTGGGCTGATATGGTGATCTCGCAGGTGAGCGTGTTTCCCCGCGGCAAACATGACGACCTTGTGGATACGGTGTCGATGGCGATCCGCCACCTGCGCGATGTCGGGCTGTTGACGCGCGCCCCCGAGTGGGCCGCCGAGGCGGCGGAGGGGATGCGACAAACGGGGCCGGCGCCGGCGCCGATCTATCCGGGCTGACGGCGCGCCGCGCAGCGTGACAAACCCGCGCCGTTGTGCTAGCGACGCGCGCAGAGGTAAAATATGGCCGGACTAGCACCGTCGAATATCCGTCTGTCCCCGCCGCCTCCTGGGCAGGCGTTCGAGGCGCGCGACGTCGCCGTGGAGGATGAGCCCCCCGCCGGCGACCGCGAGGTATTTGACGACGCGGGCGCGCTGCTGCGGATCGAGCACGACGATGGCTCGATCACGATCACGATGGACGGACGCCCGCTGCGAGGCGCCGACGCGCGTGAAACCGGGTGGTATGACAATCTGGTCGACGATATCGATCCGATGGAGCTGGCGCGGATCGCTGACGACCTGTTGCGCGGCATTGGCGACGATCTGGATAGCCGCAAGGAGTGGGTCGAGGCGCGGGCCGACGGTATCCGTCTGCTCGGCCTCAAGAGCGAGTTGCCCGGTCTCGGCGGTAGCGCCGACGGCGCGCCGGTCGAGGGGATCAGCCGCGTACGGCACCCGCTGCTGCTGGAGGCGGTGCTGCGGTTCCAGGCCAACGCGCGCAGCGAGTTGTTGCCGACCGACGGCCCTGTGAAAATTCGCGACGACGGCCCGAACGGCGACACGGTCGAGCAGGACCGGCTGGGCGACGCGCTGGAGCAGGATCTGAACCACTACCTGACCGCCGTGGCGACCGAGTATTACCCCGACACCGACCGGATGCTGCTGATGCTCGGGTTCGGCGGCACCGCGTTCAAGAAGGTCTACTATTGCCCGCTGCGGAACCGTCCAGTGTCCGAAACCGTGGACGCGGACGACCTGATCGTGAACCAGTCGGCGACGGACCTGCGGAATGCGCGGCGTATCACGCACCGTCTGACGATGCGCCCGAGTGTGGTCAAACGGTTGCAGATTTTGGGCGTTTACCGCGACGTCGAGCTGGCGCAGGCGAAGCCGGCGGAACTGGACAGCGTGCAGCGTGAGAAGCGGGCGCAGGAAGGCATTTCCGACACGACGACAAACCCGGACGACCGTGACCGCGAAATATACGAGAGCTATTGCGAACTGAACGTCAAAGGGTTCGAGCACACGCTGCGGGGCAAAGAGACCGGCCTTGAAATCCCCTACCGCGTCACGATTGACGTTTCCTCCCGGACTGTGCTGTCCGTGGTGCGGAATTACGAAAAAGACGACGATTTGCCCGAGGCGCGCCCCTGGTTCGTGAAATACACGTTCGTGCCGGGGTTCGGGTTCTACGACATCGGCCTGCTGAACATCCTGGGGAACACCACGAACGCGATCACGGCGGCGTGGCGTGAGTTGCTCGACGCGGGCATGTATTCGAACTTCCCTGGGTTCCTGCTGTCCGACGTCGGGGCCCGCCAGAACACGAACATCTTCCGTGTTCCGCCCGGCGGCGGCGCGTTGGTCAAAACCGGCGGCATGCCGATCAGTCAGGCCGTGATGCCGCTGCCCTACAAGGAGCCATCGCAGGCGCTCATGGCGCTGGTCAGCGACATGGCGACGACGGGCATGCGGATCGGGGGCACCAGCGAGCAGCAGGTAGGCGAAGGCCGCGCCGACGCGCCGGTTGGCACCACGCTGGCCATGATCGAGCAGGCCACGAAAATTATGAATTCCGTGCATAAGCGGCTGCACGCGGCGCAAGCCGAAGAGTTCCAGATGCTGGTGCGGGTGTTCCGTGATCATCCCGAGAGTTTCTGGCAGAGGAACAAGAAGCCGGCGTATCAGTGGGACGAGAAGGTGTTCCTGCAAGCGCTCGACGACTGTGACCTCGTGCCGCAGGCGGACCCCAACACGGCGAGCCACAGTCAGCGGGTCATGAAGATCATGGCGCTGAAGCAGCTACAGGCGGCGCAGCCGTCGCTCTACGATCCGATCGCCATCGACAAGGCGGCGTTGATCGCCATCGGGTTCAACAACCCCGATCAGTTCCTGGCGCCTCCGACCGCGCAGGCCAGTCCGCCGCCGGAGCTGTTGCAGGCTCAGGCGCAAATACGTCAGGGCGATATTGTCGCGCAGTCGGCGCACCTCACGGCGCAGGCGCGCATGCTGGATGCTCAGACCAAGGCCAAGACGGCGGGTCTGGCGGGCGGCCAGTCGCCGCATCCGGTGGATGTGCAGTTGAAGGCGGCCGACTTGCGGTTGCGCCAGAACGAGATCGCGCTGCGCCACAAGAACATGGAGCAGGCGAACATGGCGAAGCTGGAGATCGAACGCATGCGCCTCATGGCCGACGCGATGAAGGACCACAGCAAGGTCGTTCACGAGCAGGCGTTGAAGGACAAAGACGTGATCGCCGGCCAGTTGCCGAAGCCGCAGGAAGGGGTTTGACATGGGCGGCGCGACGTCTCAGTCGATACTGTCTCGGATGCCAGAATATGCCGGGTCGCCGGCCCCCACCTATCCGTCTTCGCCCGCGACTAACTATTCTCCCGCGAATTATGTTCCGTCGGGGTCGCAAGCGGGTCGGTCTGTGAGTTACGGCGCCCCGACTTTGAGCGGCGGCTACAGCCCGATGGGCGGCTACAGCACCCCGTCGTGGCTCTCCGCGATATTCAGCGGCGGTAACCCGCAATACAACGTCCCGTCGAATTATGACCCCTACGGCCCCGCGCTCGAAGCGGTCTCTGGCGCTACGCAGGCGCAGCAACAGCGGTATGCGAACGCGCAGACGGCGCATAATGCTCAGCAGGCGGCGGCCGCGGCGGCTCCCCCCGCGGCTCCCCCCGCCGCGCCTCCGGAAGCCGGAGATCAATACGCGGCGAAACGCGGCGGACGGATCGAAGGGCACGCTGCTGCCGCCGTCACCGACCTCGCGCATCGTCTGGCCGCGCACCGTGATGACCTGAACCGTCTGGACCCCCGTGCTCAGTATGCGGCCATCGACGCGGTGATGCGCGACGTGTCGAAGGAGCACGACATATCCCCGAGCGATCTGCACGACGCTTGGGTGTCGGCGCACCACCAGACGCCGGATGCTTGGGTGCAGAGCGATATCGTCGGTCGAGCACTGTCGATGACGCGGCGAGGACGAGATGCGGGCGGGGAAGTGCCGGGAATTGATGTTTGGCACGGGACACCGCACACGTTCCCGGCCGAGCGACTTGTGGAGCATCCTACGGGTCAACGGGAGTACGTCCAGGGCGGTGTGGACCAATTGCCCCCTGTGCCGTCGGGAGTAAAAGTGGTGCAGAACTTGCCGCTGGGGCCCGGCGGCACAGTCGATCGTGCTCTCGCCCTGGCCCACCGCAATTCTTTTGCAACCGGCGCGGGCCGGCCGCATAACGCTCCCGCAACACGACGGCCATAGGAGATACCACCCGTGTCAAACCAAGCGAAGGCCGCTCGTGCGGCCATGAAGGACAAAGCTCAGCGTCTCGCGGCGGGCGATCCGCATGCGAAGGTAGACGCCAGTTCCTGGACGCCTCCCGAGATGATGAACACCGAAGCGAAGACGGGTCTGCGACCGGTCAGCAAGCGGCAGTTCAAGCGGGGCGGGAAGGTCGAAGGCGTCGCGGCGCACAAGCACGCGGGACGCAAGCCGCGTAAGGCGGGCGGCGCCGCGGAGTGGATCGACCGCGACGTCAAGGAAGCGAACGCCAAGCTGGGCAAGCCGCACACGGGCGGCATGAAGCGGGGCGGTAAGATCAGCACCGCCGAGTGGGAGCACTCGCCGCAGGACCTGCGCGAGGACAAGAAGCTCGCGCGCAAGCATCACATGACGTTCGACCAGTGGGAAAAGTCCGCCCTCGACAAGAAGCACGACAAGCAGCAGTCCATGAAGGGCCTGAAGCGTGGCGGTCGGTTGCACCGTGACGGCGGGGGCGCGACCCCGGATGCGCCGCTTGAAAATCGTTCGGTCATGGACCGCATGTGGTCAAAGCTTCCGAAGTCTTCTACGTCCGCCCCCGCCCGGCGGCCAGCTCCGGCCAGCTCCGGCGTGTCCGACGCCGACCGTCTGATGGACTACTACAACACGCCGAGCGGGGTCTCGAAATACGCCACGACAGCCGGGGCTCGCCAATATCTGGATGAGCAAGCTGGCGCGGGCAATATGAAGCGTGGTGGACGGTCGCATCATGCCGGCGGCGGGCGCGCAAAACCCGAGAAGTGGATACAGGGCGCGATCAAACAC